TGTCTTTGAGTAACAGGTCGATGATGTCTAATCGGGTTGTTTCCGATACCTTAATTTCACCATTTGTGTGGTCACTGACCCACAGTTCATCAGTTGTGTGTAAGAATGATTCCACGATGTTGAGTTGAGCTGTGAGGTCCTCAAGCTCTTTGTGCACGCGATTAGCGCGCTGTCTTAATTCGTCAGTCATTTTTGTCCTCCTGCCTATGCAGTAATCTTAATTTTATGTTAATTATAACTCATCTTGAAAGATTTTGTAAGCAAAAAGCGCTAATTTTTTTCTTTCGAGATGGAACCCATCGGAACGAACTCCAAAAGGTTCCATTTGACGCAGAGTTTTTTGTTCCTGAAATGGATGGATTGTTGACATATGGCAATGTTATCTGGTTCAAGAATCAGCTAACTTGTTGTATTATAACGAGATAGAGATTTGAGATATAATATTTCAGAAAACGACTTTCGTTTAGCCTGCTTTTTGTTGAAGAGTCAAAAAAGCAGATTTTTCAAATCTCGTTGTAATACGGTATTTCCATTATTATTTTTGTCGTCAGAATCCATCCATTTTTAGTCCACTTACAAGATTGTAATAGTGTACCATTGAACAGTATTACGGCCCTATACACAAGTGTACAGGGACCAGAATTACTTGTTCCGTAGACCAGAATCACTTATCCTTGTTCATCTGCAACCAAATCATGTACTAAGCTCCATCTCAGTGCTTCCTGCATCGCAGCTTCACGCTGTGGTGCGTCTACACTGCTGAGAAGAGAGAACACCTCGGTGTTGCATAGAAGTTTGAATACTAATTGGTTGAGCAGGGACTGTTCATGAGGCGGTAGTGGCTCATTATTGCCGGTACGCTTAAGCACGACTCTTGGCATATGCTTTCTCCTTAGGCCAGAGCTGACCTTCATCATACCCGAGAAATGTAGCCTCGGATGGAATTACAGGCATCTGCTTGACATCATAGAAACGACAGTTTGCTAGGAATCGATTCACAGCGTCTGCGTAGGACTTACAGGTGTACTGCTGTCCATGATTGTTACGTGTACTTGAGAATATGAGCATATATACTCTAGTAGACTTGTCATAGATTACCGACATGCGATAATCTCCATCGGTTGTGTGGATAATTACGTTCATTTATAGACCCCTCCTCTGGGTCAATTTAGAGTACTGGATAGACCAATAGCCCAGTGCGCATACAGTACACCAGGCCGTGGTATGTGTCAGAGGCTATGCTTTGACAACCTTCTTTGTTCCTGCGTAGTCCATTTTGAGACTGAGCTTTTCGAGTTTAGCGTCCAAGTCTTTGCGGCTCAGGTTCTCATACTTAGTCATGATGTCCAACAGATCGTCCCCTACGCTGAATACGTACTTTGTTGTAGAGCGCTCAGAAGCAAGTGTTGTGATGAGTGCAAAAGTGTCGCTATCTTCAGGCGACAGGGTGATGTTTGGGTTCGCCTTAAGAAGAGACAGGATGAGATGAAGTACACGCTTTTCTCTACCCATGTGGTAGAGCTGAGTGTTACGAGTTGACTTCGCAATGTAAGTTGGGTCCGTAGGGTCCTCAATGTTGCGAGTCTTCATTGTGGCGATAGCCTTCTTGAGTTCGTCGATTTTCTCCTCGACGAGGGATGTTTTGATTGTAGCCATAGTAGGCCTCCTTGTTGTTGAAGCTGGCGATGTGTACCAGCTCCGTTGTTCCGGATTAATCCGGTTATTGAACAAGCATACCGCTTGTTAGATAAATAGGATGCGGTAATTTGTAATGTCGTACTCTTAATCTTTATCATACTTATATTATATTATAATTGATGAGGAATTTCAACCCCGTACACAAAAATATTTTTGGGCGACAGGAAAAAGGGGAAAGCTACGAGGCGTGGGGACCCCGCGGTTAAAAAATGGGCGAATTTTGCGCAGATGCCGGGCGGGGGACGTCCCGTGAGGATGACCGCTCCTCATAGTCTTAATAGCGGCTTGACCTGGTTATGCCTGATCAAGTAGACAGAAACAGTGACAATACAATGAACTTAGACTCCTCGCCTAGGGTGCGGTTGGCCAGTACATGGTACACCTCCTTCGTACTTGTAAGTACGTCGATAAACTCTCTCCGATACCTTAATTAGATGTCGTCCTCATTCTGCCACAGATAGCCTAAGATGTCTTTCATACTCTGCTCCAACTCTTCAGCAGCCGCTTTACTACCGTCTGTGTAGTTCTCTTCAGCATACTCCTGATGGTCAGTTGTTGTGAAAACAAGAGCATCCATTACTGCTCTAGTAACCTCTACGTAGCCCTCTACGCCTTCCATTGTGATTCTTACTACTGGTGAATCTTTCATATTAGTCCTCCTTACTGTACTAACATAGGGTCGTCACAGTGTTCCCATGACACTGTATCATATCCAGTTCTGATTACGATTCGTTCAAAGTTCTTGTCTACAGGCTTCTCTATCTCTACTTCGAGATTGAAGTGAGGACTAAAGATAGTCTGTACTGCAATTTCTCCACGACCATAGTGAGTGACCTCGAGACATCCCCTCTCGTGATTCTCTGCTACCTCAAGAGCAAGCCAACGCTCTTCATCATACACTAAGTAAGTGTTGTCTGTTGTCTGTTTAATCTTATACATAATTATTTCCTTCTGCGTTTATAGTATGCGCAGCCCACTACGTTGTTAAGCTATTACTCCAACCTTCTTGGTTGCAGTACCACGGTGAATAATACCTTCGTCATCAATGTAACCGCCTTCAGCTCTGATGACGAACTTGACGTGTGCGAACGGCATTTTTGGCCATTGCTCCATTAAGTCGAACACTGACTTACCGTCGAAGTCTTTGGACCATATAACGGCAGCTATGTACTTACCGTTAATTGTTGGTTGTTCTTTCATTTAGTACCTCCTTAAATCTTATTCCAATTAGTATCATTGAACCCAAACAATTCAACGCAATCTGGGTCATCAATTGCGAATGGACATGCGTTGTCTATCCATTTCCATAAATCCTCGTACATATCAAGGCTTGCAAGGTCACACCATTTATCATATTCTGGTTGTGCCTTATCCATATCACCATACTTGAGGAAATACTTCTCGAGCATTATACCTTGTACTTCTTGACGAATCATCTCGTGCATTACATTTCTAAATGTAATGTTACCGAACTCGTCTTCCAACTCGTTCATCTCCTTTGGTACATCGGAGATGTTGTTCTTCACTGCTCTTAAGAGCGCCTCATTGAAGATCTCTGTCTTCAAGTTACATACGTTTGCCATACTCATAATTAGTTCCTTACCGGCCTACTGACCGACCGGTGGGTCTATTTAATTTAGTCTACGATATCATTCTCATTGAAGTTTCTCAGTATTTCCATATTGGTCTCAACAACCATAGATTTCGATACATGCTTTTTATTGTACTGGTCAAGCCACTTGTAGTCCTCCTCTGTAAGTTTGTGATTCAGTTCTATACCATGGACATTGCATGTGTAGTCTATCAATCTAATAGCTCCTTTAACCCATTCCCATCCAAGTTCTTCTTCATCGATGATACGGATGTAATGAATATCGTCCATAATGCCTGATGTATACCCATGATCCTCGTGTACGAAACACTCTTCGTCTCTGTCGTACCTTATACTACGTGTCAATGTATTATAACCATCACCATCGAGTAAAGACTCGAGACCTTCGAATAAGTTGTACACCAACTCCATTTTCTTCAAGAATGTATTCTTGTTCATAATATAACTCCTTAGCTTGAATAATGATAAACTCTCTTCGACAGAGTTTTACTTTCTTACTGTGTGACCATCAAGCATGAAGCCCTGTTTAATCAACAGTTCCTTCAGTTCCTTGTAAGATTTGTTTGGATGTTCATCCATAATCTTCAAGAGGTCGTCTCCGTCGTGGAATTCGATTGTTGTTCTTGCCTTACGTGTTGCGGTAAGTGTTGTTGCACTCTCGAACCACTTCATTACATCTCCCTCGAGGTCCTTACCCTCCAAGAGAGTCTTGATGATAAGCAGGTTGTGAATCTCATGTGTTCTCTGATAAGTCTGAGTACGTACGGTGTTCTCCGACAACTCGAGATTCTTCTTCATTGAATCAATGACATCCAACTGTTCCTGTACCTTTGCTGCTACAGCAGCGATCATCTGTGTTTTGTTCATAATTGTTTCCTCCTCTATATGAACATTAGAATAGTTAGTTAGGATTTTCTTTCCACGGGTGAAGACAGTCTAATATCCCGCTCAATAACTAACAGTCAATATCCGCTTCCCAGATACTTTCCAATTCACCTGAATCGAATCGTGCAGGGAACTGTGACTGTGCGAACTCTGCAAATCTGTCCCAAGCTTCCTTAATTATCGATGGTTCATAAGAATGCTTCTGATAGATAGCAACAGCTTTAAGAATGATGTACATATCTGTACCATCAACATCTAATTTTCTTTCCATATTAGTCCTCCTTATCTATAAGACCCAACATTCTACTGATGCGTACCTGTTCGTCTTCATACTGACGACGGGTATCATCACTTACCACACAATCCTTAAGAGTATCATATAGATACTCGAGATGAGCCTCTAATACATCCTTAAGGATTTCCATATCTCTGTCATCCAGCTTAGCTGTCCACATCACTTCTTCCTTAGAAGAGAACTTAATAAGTTTACCTTCCATTTTCATTCCTCCATCGTATGATATCGTTGTAAATCTGTTCATCTAAGGCATCGATATACCTTAGAAGCCATCGTCTATCGTTTGTTAAACGATACATTAACTTTAATACCATTAGCTTCATTCTTTAACCTCCTCTGTATTGTTGAAGTCTTGGCCATAGCTTCCCACTTCTCAGCGTTAAGCTCCAATTGTTGTTCATTACGTATTACTACACGTAATCGGTTACAAGCCGCTGTCAGTTCAATATCGATCTCTGACATAGTTAGCTCCTTCCCTATCATTGTGTGGGTATAGGGACCCAATTTTACTGTGTTCGAGGATATATAAATGTACCCTCTATCCCGGCAACACGCACCATCCCTCCCGGTTCAGGGTCCAAAATATACCTTTCCTGCACCACAGGCCCTGCAAAATATTTTTCGGCCATCTATTCAGGGTCCCTTTTTGGAAACTGACTTTCTTCTATTAAAGGCTTAAAATTGAAGTATGACTAATGAAGAAATCGCTGCCATTGACCCAGAATTCGCGTTCCTTGAAGCCCACAACCGTGGGGACCCGAACCTGATATATTATCGGCTGTTCAGGTACAATCCTCTAACTCCAGACAAGTTGTTGTCTCCTGTTGGGGCAGTGTTCGGTCATGAGGAATTCATGGGTACAACACAGTTCCATAAAGAGGGTGTTAATGTGGACATACGCGGACAGGGCTTCTTCGTAGAGCAAAACCTATACGATTCAGCACGATGGGTACATGACCACGGTAAAGATGAGGGAGGCGGTTATCACTACAGGAGAAATGACCCTTATACTTACGTCATCTACCCAGTAATCGGAACACCGCACGGTAAGAAATGGTTCGATGAACACCCGGAAGCTTTTAATGATTTCGGCATGGCAGATGGACTTATCATTGATGAAATGCAGATTATCGGAGATCCTGTAATGGAATGGAAGAGTAAGGCATTCGAGGACAATCCACAGGGGTTCATAGACTGGTGGAAGAAATATACACCGGATGCATTAGCCGGCTTAAGTTTGTAAAAATGACCTTGTAAATCCAGCACAGTCGCGTTAAAATAATACCAAAGAGGTACCGGTATGCAATTAACCGTAGATAAAGAGGATAAAATCCACAACGCTCTACGGGTAGGTATAGCGCTTGAAGACGCCTACATTTATGCCGGTCTTACGGCTCAGGAAATTGAAGCTGTTGCTGAGGACACCGGATTACAGCTCAAGTGGCATCGTATCATTAAGGAATACGAATTCGGCTTGTTGAAGCGTATGAATGATATCAGTCAGAAGCAGGCTAAGGTTGGTCGTGAGACAGCTACAACATGGATGCTTGAGCACATGTTCCCTCGTTACAGTGGCAAGCCAATGAACGAACATCCACCTATCCACTTACATATCGATGCAACAGACCCGGCTAAATTGGATACAGTCGACATCTTTGCACCTACCACTGAAGAGGGCTCACCGACATCAGAAGCAGGTGTTACGACATCGATAAGCGGAGACTAAAGCATGAGTGTAACGGTTAAGCAGTGTCTTAAACACCAATCAGCCAGTATAAATACTATCCGCATGCATCCTGAAGTACCTTACGTGTTCCTTATCGGAGGGTTCGGTGCCGGTAAGTCAATGACTGACGTGATGCTCTGCATGTTCCTTTACTCGTGTTACGTTAACAGCCCTGCCCCAATCACAATCGGCATCTTAGGTGTAACAATCAAACTACTGAAACAAACAGTGTTAGCTGACCTAGAGCGTGCATTTGACGCAGCCGGTATTCCTTACCGTGACAACAGTCAAGCCGGAACTCTCACAGTGGGACAAATAACATTCGTATATTTAGCAATGCAAAACCCAGACGACATATACGCATTCAACTTTCATGCAGCTATATGCGACGAGATAGACGAGGTTCCGGCAGACCGCGTGAAAAAGATAGTAACTGCAATACAAGAGAGATGTAGAGCAATGATTCCTGCTTCATTAAATGGAGCAATGCCTGCCCGCGAACCATTTATTTTCTTCTCAACAACAGCACAGGGCCTGGGTGGAACGTATATGTTAACTGAAGAGTTTAAGAAGAACAAAGTACCGTACGCTGTAATACGTGCGCGCACAGCCGACAATCCATATCTTGCCCCGGGCCAGTTAAAGTTGTTACGTAAATTATATACGCCGGAGGAGGCTGAAGCCTTCCTGGAGGGTAAATTCGTTAATTTAAGTGTTGGCCGTGTATATCCAGAGTTCGCACCTAACAAACATATTTATATGAGATTTCCTATCCGTGAAGGTGAAGTTATCATTGACCCGGAGACAGGTAAGAAGACTTATACGGGTGAAACAATATATGTAGGGCAGGACTTTAATGCAGGTTATAACGCGGCTGTTATGTTGATTGAAAGAGGAGGCCGAATACATGCAGTAGATTGCAAGCATTGGAACTATGTCGGCGATGCAGCACATTTATTGCGTGAAATGTATCCTACAAATCGTATTGTTATGATTCCGGATGCAAACGGTAAAGAAATCATGTCTGGATTTGTAGAAGAGTTCGATACATATGACATTGAGATATGGTGGAATAACGTTAACCCATCTGTTACAGAACGTATCACAGGTGTTAATAAAGGCTTCCGCTTTAATCAGCTCGATATATTTGAGGGCTTAGATGAATTAAAAATGTGTTTACAGACACGCGATTTCGATGATACAGGTAAACCACGCAAAGGTAAGGGCCCTAAGGCCTTAGACCACTGGGGAGATGCTTTCGAATACGGCTACTGGCACATAATTCATCAGATTAACGGCTATGATATGATACTCGAGGCGATAAGAGCTGTTCACCATGTCGCTTACGTTGAGAAGGAGGCAGCATAATGATAAGTAATAATCCAGTGCCTGCTGTATGTAACTACGGTTCAAGCGCGGTATATAGATGTGAACCGAACGCGGAACAACTACGTTCAGGTGTCGTTCCACTCGATTCATTGCCTGCAGCCTGGTGGAACTGCCTGTGGTATGATACCAATAGGGCAGTAAACTGTGCTCGCTACGCAATAGGTGTTCTCATAGATGAGGTAAATACAGTATTACAGCAGGCCGGTGTTTGTGTTAATCCTGTTGCAGTAGACCAGTTATACCAATCTATCGATAAGATGAAGACAATTATCGGTAATGCGACAGTAGCAGGTTCAGTAAAGTCATCATCATGCCCGGGTGAAGTATCGATTGATGCAAACGGTATAATGACAGCTAATTGCGTAGGTAATGCAAATAACTTAACAACGACAGCACATACGATAGTTGGAGCAATAAACGAACTCAAATCAACATATGATTGTTGCGTTAGTGATATAAACGGATGTTTGACATCATTGCAGAATGCTAAGGCACCCGTTAATCACGCTTCGGCTACAACAGACTACGGTGTTGGTACAGCTTCAGCATATGGTCATCTGAAAGTATCAGACACTTACGATTCATTAGTCGGATGTGCATGCGATGGAATAGCAGCATCTCAGCTCGCTCTTCACTGTACATACGTGACAGCCATGCAATCATCAGTAACATTAGGTGATACAGCAGCGTGTCCACTGGGAGCCGCCCAGGCGGGAACAGCCCTGACAGCAGCCCGTTCTGACCACGTGCATCCTCTTCCAACTTGGGTAAGATGTGGATCTATGCTACGTTATTACACAGTAACTTGTAGTTCTTCGTGTCCGGTATATAAGACAACAGTGTCTGGACAGCAACGTATTTGCAACAATACGGACCATAGTGTACTTATTCTCTCTGCATGCTGTTCCGTTTTCTTTATAGGGTGTAAACAGTCCGTAGGTTTTACATGTTCGCAATACGCAGCGTACGTATCAGTATTTTAGGAGTACGAACATGCTTATTACTAACCCAATTCCAAACACAATTGATTACTGTTGTAACGATATGCCATATGCTCAGTGCGGCGAAAGATGTGTATTAACACGTGAGCAGGCTGAAGCAGGACTTAACCCATTAGCTACAGTACCAGCACAGTCATGGGGATATCTATGGAATGCAACTAATGAAGCTATTCACTGCATCAAGTATGCTGCACGCGTATTAATAGATGAGATTAATACGGTTTTATGTTGCGCAGGTGTTACACCTAACCCATCTTGTTCTAATCAGCTCTATCAGGCTTTAGATAATATATTTCGGGTTGTTGGTACAGCAGAGAAAGCAGGTTCAGTAAAATCCTCTTCTGTCCCAGGTGAAGTATCTATCGACCAGACAACGGGTATAATGACAGCTAATTGTGTAGGTAATGCTTCACAGTTAGCTACAGTATGTACCGAAATAACGGGTGCTATAAATGAACTTAAGGCCAACTACGATACAGTATTCTCAAGTATATGGGATGTAGCCGGTTGTCGAGATGCTGAAAAGGCAGACAACGACCATGCCTCAGTAACTACAGCATACGGCGTAGGTAACGCCTCTTGTTACGGTCATTTAATGATTACAGATACCTGCGATTGCAATTGTGGTAATGCAGGAATGGTAGCATCACAAAAAGCTGTTTATGATATCTGGTATAAGGTAGCGCATCAGGCAGCTTTAGGTAATACCACGCCTGCTAACTTAGGTAACGCAGCATCCGCAGGAACTTGTGACACAGCAGCAAGAAGCGACCACGTACATTGCGATAACATACTCTCAGTATGTTGTATTGACCGAGTAGGCATATGTACATGGTGGTATTGTGCGTTCACATGTATGTATATAAGTCAGCGATGGGTAGATTGTTATTATAAGTGTAATACTTGTTCATCATTTATTAGCGCATGTAATTATGACACATGGACTGTCTCCCACGGCGCGTGCCTCTGTAAATGTATTCCATGGTTATATGAGCTTCTTCAGCGCTTTCATCCAGCAATTGTATGTTGTCTCACATGTTGTAGATATCCAAGTATGTGCCCTGTATATATATATGGGTATCGATGTTATTATGTCGGTACTGCTCCTGCAATAATATCACCAAGCTTGGAAATCTGTGACAGTCTTCAAAGTCCGCATTGTGGAATACATGTTGTATTGAAAGGATGTCCGATAGCAGGAAGTTTCACTATATGCTATTATAGAGATACTGAACATCAGTGTACAATGCAGGCTTATGAAAGTGTAGGATATGCAACAGCTGCAGTCAAACCAGCTCAGACGAGTGCCATACTATACGGCCAGGCTGCAATAGCTGTATATTAAGGGTGGTAACGATGACAGTCAAAGAACGGTACGAAGGTTTACAGACATTTTTCCTCACCATGCACCACGAGGCATGTCATTTTTTGGTTCTCTGTTCAATTGCGGATGAATACCGCCATGACCACGGATTGCCATATATTGACCTGATTGAAGCCCTCCGTGTTTGTCAATCTAAAAGTTTAATGAATAACGAGTGCTTCATTAAAGACGATGGTTGTAAAGTACTCAGTCTGTTGACCAATGGTAAAAAATGGACAAGAAGGGACGTTGAAGTTTTACCACCGATACGTGATAATGATTATACTGAAGCTGTTTATTTCAATCCACGTACACAATTCAAACACTTCCGCCGTCGTTACTTTGACACATTGCGTGATTCGGTAACAGTGAAGGAAGGTTCTATTATTCAGTATCGCATTTATACCGTTCAGGATTAAGAGGTTTAGGGATGTACTTACAGAAAGCACAGGCGTTAGCAAGTAAGGTAGATGACCAGTATCTCAAAGAGGTATATGAAATCATTGCTAAGGGGGCGCGACCAGCGACCATAGCCGGTGATTCTGAACCTATGCTACGCCTGACAGCTAGCGACTGCCGTGCCATTAGTGATAAAGGATACGAGCATGTCAAAGCACGCTACGTTGAACATGGTGGCTCTATAGTCTCACCATCAGAAGCATTCGCCGAAACATTCCTCAGTTTCAATAAAGCACTATGTGGCGATAATGTCGTTAATACGAAGAATAAAGTCGGTACGATGATTGACCCATCGGTGTTCACTCATTCACAGATTCCTGTAATGATGGGTCCATGGGAAGGCTCTTCAGTTTACGCACCCGGTGGATTACCTGCCACAATTATTGATAAGAAAGCACGTGGTATGGTAATGCATGGTGCCTCATTCAAATCAGAAAATAAGAAGTTATGGACCAATGATAAAATTGAGATGATGGAAGCTGCTGCTGAAACAACAGGTTTTAATGACCACGTTAGTGATGCCTCAGCAGACGGATATATCTATGGTGGTTCAATCCTTTATCCAGTGTTTAAGAAAGATAGTCCATCTTCATATAAACGTCCGTTGGACCAGTTAGGCTTACAGAAAGGATGTATCGATAGATGGGTTAATACCGACCGATGGAATACAGTCGTTGTTCCATCCTACATCGTTACAGCAAAGGATTATTTAAGACCTAAGACGATATTCATCCCATTGAGCGCTCTTGAGATTAGTACAACTCGAATAGCAATGATTAAACCGAAACCCGTACCGTATTGGGTTTCACTTTATAACATCGGATGGGCCCCATCAGACATGAGTGGATGGTTGCGTTCATATTATGGGTATGAAATCGTATGCCAGTCTATCCCTGTTATGGCACAGCAGATGTCTCTCGTACTTTACAAGATGCCATTGGATGCATTGAATGCAACAATCGGGCCACAGAAAGTTCGTGAGTTAATGCAGATTAATGAAGAGAAGATGTCTGAATGGTCTGCCCTTAGTCCGAAAGCAGTTAATATGGTCGGTGACGTAGAAGTTGTAGACCGTACATATAGTGGTTTTGAGCAGTTCATCGGTGCAATGAAATCTAACCTAGCATCACAAGCTGAATTACCTGAGCCTGTATTATGGCATACACCGAACAAAGGCTTTAGCGATAATACTACCGAATCATTACTTAAGCAGTCTGAAACATTACAGATGAAGCAGCGCTTCCTTGAGCGTTGTTTGGCCCCATGTACAGAAGCTTTGATTGCACACGTATTCGGAACAGATAGTGAAGAATGGGGGCATCGTGATGAACTGAAGATGACCTTCAGTAAACCAATCATTAGTACTGAAAAAGACTTGGCCGAAGTTGGAGCACGTTTCGCAGCATCTGTTTCGTCATTTGTTAACGCAGGTGTAAGCCCGGATGTAGCTATTCAGCTTAGTGCACAGTTCTTCCCAACAGTTAAGATTACTGATGAGATATTAGCAATGGCTAAAGAGTCATACGAGAAGGTTATGCAGCAGCAGTTAGAGTTGGGTAAACAGAAAACTGAAATGGGACAGCCACAGGGTAACGTAAAAGGTAAAGCTACCACCACAGGTTCTTTTACTAAGGCCAAGTAAAAATTAAAAAATTGCTTTAGAGATTATCAAATAAATTAAAATAAAAGAGGTCCGGACATGGCAGAAACAAAGTCGAAATTCCACATTGGCAGAAAGTTCATAGCATTCGTGCTGTGCTTAATCACATTTATTGTTATGGGCATCATCGGCAAGGGTGAAGGCATGGCTCCATATATCGTAGGGTTGTTTGTGGCTTATACAACTGGTAACGTAGCACAGAAGGCTACGGCGAAGGAGGTAAGCGATGAAAGAGGAGCAAGCGATGAACGTTGAGGAACAGCTGATAACACTTATTAAGAGTGTCAGCGATATCAGTGCGAAAGTCGACAGCATTCAGGATAGTATTAAAGGTATGCCTCAGCTGTTGCAAAAACACGATACACGGTTGGACCAAATAGAGGGTTCTCTGAAGAGGGGAGCCACCAAGTTCGATAAGATAGAATCAGCATTCGAAAAACTTGAGCACAGGGTTGATGCATTAGAGAAGGCGGATGGTGAAAAAGCTAAAGCAACAGTTCGTACCGTGCTTCGCTATATAGGCGCAGCTATTATAGGTGCTATTGTGGCCAACATCCCTTCAATTATTAATAGTTTAGGAGGACAGTGATGTATGAAAAAATACTTGCGGCTGTTGCTACTATTACCGTTGTTCTTGGCACCATATGGTTTGTTTGCAGACGTAATACTGACGGACGAACAGGCACAGGAACTGGAAGCGACTCTAGACGAGTTAGAGATGATATCGCAAGAGCAACAGAAGATAATAGACGACTTGAAGACACAGAACAGCGAACTAAAGAATCAATTGACAGAGCTGAAGCAGCAGTCGAACGAACGAGAGAACTTATTGGACAGTCAGAAGGAAACACTAGACGAAGCCAAGAATGCATCGACAAGGCTCGCAATATTCTCCGTTCTGCGAAACATACTGATAGCAGTAATTAGCTGTGGCGTCGGTATAATAATTGGTTTATTCATATAAATGACCGTGAGGGTTTTTGAAACCGTCATTATAATACTATAAAAGAGAGGTACCGTTATGAGTGCACAAATCCCGTCAACTATGCTATTGAGCGACCTGTTAAAACCAACAGGCTATGATTGTCCTGAAGAGTTGCAAGGCAGAACTTTCGAAGAGGCTACAGCTGGTGGTGATGTCCAGACAAACAAAGCAACAACAATTGATGTATCTGCGTATACTGAACCGGTTGTAATTAAGCCGGATACTGACTATGAGTCAATGAAAAAGAACACAGTTACACTTTCAAACATCCCTACACCAGGAGCTACAGCATATGCTTGGGCAATAGGTGATAAATTCATATACCTTAATGTTGCAACAGCTCCGGATGCAATCACAAACATCAAGTGTATCGCAATCGGTTCACCTGACAACTCCCTTGAAGTAATCGCCCTTAGTGAAGGTACTGTAGGCGATTACGCAAAGGTAAGCGACACGGAGTTCACTGTTGGTGAAGGAACATATACACGTGACAGCACAAAAGATGCTGTATTATGGGGTTAATAAATGAAAATTGTTGGTGATATGGCAATTAAGGATTTGACTCCTAAATCCACGAACATAGGTGACCGAATTGTTAAGAACATGCGTATCTGCGGTTCTGGTATCTACACCTATGCGCGCCGTGAAGCCCATCTTCTCCATCTCGACCCTGTACCTTCTGAATACTCTAATCTTGAATACATTAACGTATATCGTCCACCTGAGGTACTCGAGAAGTACAAATCATACTTCGCAAGAGTACCTATCATAACAGGTCATCATGTTAAAGTAGACAGACAGAACGCCCATGACCTTGTTGTTGGTATGGTGGGAGATACTGTTGAATCTGAAGTTGACAAAGATGACGGCGAGACATACTTGTATACTACAGGTACAATCGTAGCAGGAGACGGTGTTGATGCCTATGAGCAGTATGGACAGCTCAGTGTTGGCTATGACCCAATAATGAAGTGGAAGAAGGGTATCCACAATGGTGTTGAATATCAGGCAGAGCTTGTAGGCTTTAATGATGTTAATCACCTTTTAATCTGTAAGGTCGCGAGAGGCGGACCACAATGTATGGTTATGGACTCTCTTGACGAATTATCTCCGTTGGAGAGATTCATACACCAAAAATCAAATGGAGGCACAAACATGGGAATCTTTAACAAGATTTTCGGCTCTCAGCAGAAAGTTGCCGGTGACAGTGGACGTTCCCTCGTTCCTGTATACCTTGACTCTATCGCGCTGGGCGCAGAACCAAAGGCTCAGGTTCAGAAGATTCGTGCTATCGTAGGTGACTCAGATACTACATTCAATGAGTATCTTGGGGAACTCGAAATGGCAGGAGATGAAAAGCCTGAAGTTGTAAAGAAAGCTGTAGAGATTGTTACAGCCTACTACAACGAACATCTCGCAGGGGATGAAAAAGAAGTTGTCGTTAAGAAAGACGGCGATGACAAAAACGTCGAGGTTAAGAAAGACGGTAAAGAAACCAAAGATATCGAAGTCAAGAAAGATGGAGATAAAAAGGATGTTACCGTTAAAGAAGCCGGTGACGAAGACAAAAACAAAAAGGACGAGAAGTCAGCAGGCGACGGCTGTATGGGTAAGCTTAGCGGAGATGAAATCGATGCTATCGCTCAGAAGACTGCCGCTATCATGTTGGCAGCACAGTCTAAACAGGAACCTGCTAAACAGTCTACAGCAGGTGACGAGAGTTCAGAACTTGAAACACCACTTGGAGGCGATTCCGCTTCTACAGGTGCAAAGTCAAGTGATGACTTCATGAAGGAAATCTGGGGGTAAAGTATGGAATACTACGGAAATATGGGACCCTTTGACCCTGTAAGTTTCAAAGGAAATGCACCAGTCACTGGTGTTCCAGTATTCGTTGACAAACTCCCACTCACTCAGGGTGGTATTGCCGGCGAAAACGTACTGTTCGGACGTGTAGTAAGTATTGCTCCTGCTACAAACCGCAGAGAGTTCAAGATGGGTACAGACACAGGCCGCGTTATCAAAGGTATCGCAATGCTTGACCCAACAATCATGCGTGCAGATCCTGCACAGCAGAACTACTACTTCGCAGGACGTCCAATGACCATTACTACAATGGGTATCATTGAAGTTCGTGAATACGATACATCAAAGAGCGCTCCAATGGAAGGCTCAACAGTTTGGTGTCGTAACAATGATGGTATGTTGGCATTCAACAATGGTACTGATATCAGTGCTAGTGGTTATACAAAGCTTAACGCTTATGTATACGAAACACTTGACCCTAACGGAGCCAAGGTTGCATTTGGTATGCCATCATTCACAGTTGCACAGTCTCGTGAGACAGTAACTCAGGTTGCTACTCCTACTGCTTCCCCTGCTGCAGGTGAAGTTGTAAGTGGTACAAAAGTTACATTGGCAACAACAACTAAGGGTGCTACAATCCACTACACATTGGATGGTACAACACCTAATATGTCATCTCCAGTATTTGATGCCAACGACCCAATCGTTGTCACAGCTGGTGTTACCGTTAAGGCTATTGCAGTTGCTGAAGGATATGACCCATCAGCAGTTCTTTCAGCCGCTTATACAGTAGCTTAAGGAGGCGCAGAAATGGCTAAGTTTAATGTAGGCGCAGGATTTAATCGCCTCGTAGGCATGACAGATGAATTCATCAATTCAGACCCAGGGCTCCGTAAAGCTCTTGGAGATTGTGAAATCTCTGTAGGACTTGCTACAGAAGCAGGTTTCGGTGTTCCTGCACACGCAGCAGATTGTGCAGTGTTTGCAGGTGATGAAGGTCTTATTGGCGAGAAGCACATCACAGCAGCCGTAGAGGCTATGTTGAAAGCTGACCCATCTAAGGTACAGATTCATCCAAAATACAATGGCGAGTCTGGTAAGTTTGACCAGAACTTCGTAATGGCAGGTGATGAAGGATTTGACCCAATTGCAGGCCAGTTGTTCTCACCTTGGAACATTACATACCTTTCAAAGGTATGGAAAGAGCCTCTTGCATATTCACGTGCTAAGGAAGTAGTACGTACAGAACATGCAGGTAACAACCCATGGGCTGAGATTTTCACACTGTTCCTTGAGCAGTATGCAGGATGGGGCGTAATCGGTCAGACTGGTTCACTTCAGAACAACATGACCAATGATGTAAATGTACTCAACGGTATGATGAGTGCACCTATCATCAACATGATGGGTACTTACTCACTCACACTTGAGGAAAAACGCCGCAGCAATTGGGGCCCTGTAGGCTCAAGTCCACTTTCACGCAAGCAGTCATATCTCAACTATGCCCTCGACATGATGGAATGTATCATGATGTACTACGGCAACGCTGAGACAAAGACTTATGGCTTGATGGATATTAACCCAATCAAGTCTTGGGACAGCGGAAAGTCAATGAAGGATATCTTCACAAGCAACAGTTCTACAACACGTGGTTCTGATGCATTCCGCCTTATCGCAGGAAAGATTAACGACTTCTTGACACGTGCCGACAACAAGTTCGACCACCTCAAGATTGCTGTTTCTCCTGAGGCATTCAACTACCTCACATCTATGCCTTACAGTGATGTTTACGATGCTACAACAGCAATGCAGACATTTGCTAAGTCATACTTGGCAGGTAAGGGACCAAATGGTTCAACACCTACAATCGAATGGGTTGCAGACCCACTCTTGAAGGCAAACTCAATCTTCAATCCAAACAGCTTCGACTACATGGTAATCCAGGCTCCAGAGATTGGAGGTGGTCCAAAGAACGAAAAACAGCCTACAAACTTCTGGGCAACAGCCCTTGACAAGTTTGTATTCCCTGTTATCCCTGGTATGTACAATGACCAGTACAAGACACTCAAACGTGTTGCTGGTATCATTGCACCTATTCCTGCAGCCACAGAAGTGTGGGCCGGATTCGGTACACAGGGCTAATGGTAAGGGGCCTTCGGGCCCCGGGAGGCAGATATGAAGTGGTTGAAAAGTACATCACAGAAAGCTTGGACAGTAGGAACAGGAGATAAGCAGTATGTTATCCCTCAGTGTGATACCCGCGATAATCGCTGGCTCAAAGTAGGGGATGATGAATACGCTGAGATCTCTTCACTCCCTGTTGTTGCAAGTCTTATTAAGGCAGGTGGAATTACTGTACTCAGTGAAGAACCTGCTGAACTTAGAAACTCTGTTCCACACCTTCAGGTAACAAATACGCAGCTTAAGGCTGAGTTGGATACCGTTAAGGCAGAGTGTGAATCTCTCAGAGCACAGCTTGCTAATACTACAGGCATTGATATTGAAAAAATCAAGGACGAAGTACGTCAGCAGTGCGAAGAGGAAAAGAAGAAAGCACTCGAGGAACTGGATGCAAAGGCATCACAGGAAATCGAGGCACGTGATAAGACTATCGAGAAGCTTAAGAAGCAAATCAAGAAGCTCGGTGGCGAAAGTGAGGAATAAACATGGGTTGTCCGACAGATACACATTTCGTTGAATTAAACGATTTCAAGTTTAAGGATAGGTTTGAGGGCCTGTCGGACGACCAGTTTCTCTCTGCGCTTCAGATAATTAATGCACAGTTTTCAGGCGTGTATTCGTTATGGTCGTTTCTGCCTCCGGACGATGCACGTGCTAAGCGAGAACTGTGCATTAATTACCTGGTCGCATGGAAATTGGTACAAATGTATCCAGAGAATGCTATAGGAGTAGCCGGAACAGGTGGAATGCCTATAGGTTCAAAGAAGGCCGGACCTATTTTTATTAAGTATAAGAATATGGTTCGTCAGGAAGAATCTACTTTGGCAATGCTTACTACCAACCAGTATGGTATGGAAGCATTGACAATGATACAGAGCGCTCCTGAAACTTATATGGTGTTCGCATGAGTGGTGTTTACGGAGACTTCATTGAGACATTCCCTGAGTTGCGAGAACCGTTTGATGTATGGGATAAAGAAGATGCCTCTGACAAACGAAGGGTAATTGCTGTATATATGCCGAATGAAGGGGGTGGGATTAAACGCCGTAAGTATACTTCAGGCAATACAGGCCTTGATATTACGAACTCTGATGAGTTCTATATTGATAATATCAACGGTAAGAAAGTACAGATTGGTACATATGTAAGACAATTATCAGACCCTCGCTTCGTGTTACGATTAACTCACGACGTAGGGTACGATAAGGCCGCTGGTTATCACATCTATACAATAGAACGTGTTACTGGCGCTACAATAGACAAGACGGAAGACCTAAAGGTTAAGGAGCCGTATTTTGCTTAATGCTGAGATTTTACGTACAGCACTGAAGGAAATCTTTGGTGTTGAGGACCAGTACCTTGTTCCTATCAGTACGAATTGGTTCCTGCCTACAACAGACCCGAATGATAAGGTACATACCTGGATAGGATATCGTATCTTAAACAAGAAGCCATATGTAAGAGCGTCACAGATGCGTTCAGATATGACTAAGCCAGTAAGGGTAAGTTTTAGGCTTTCATTTGTTGGTCCGCAGGCTGAAGAACTTGCAGACCAGGTGTTACTCTGGGAAGACAGAACGGATGTTACAGAAGCGTTCGAGAAGTCACAGTCTCAGATTAACTATACGGATAGGACATCGTTTACCTATCCAGTACGTAATGGTGGATATAATGATGATATGGCGTGGATAGTCGACTTATCTGCCCAGACATCTTATATAGTAGATACTAAACAAGTACCTTGGTTTGATAAGGTATGAGTATAGGAGGATTATATGGATACAAATGATTTTCTTGGGTCGGTAGCCCAGGAAGACGTTGCATTCACAACTAGGGTTGTTAAATCGGCTCAGGTCGGTGACAACTTTTGGAAGGTAATGATTTTCGTAGAGTCAGACCGTTTTGTGGATGCATCCGCTTTAGGCTGGACGCTCGTACCTGGTTCCTCAACAATCAAGGGACTTTCTGTCACAGCCGACAACTTTGCAGACTACACAACAGGAACACTTCGTTCTTGGTTGTATGACCTGTTCTGCAACGGATTCTCGGGAGACTGTATTCTTATTGCGTGTGCTCCTCACGCCGTAGGTGAAACAGTTATTGTTTACTCAGAAAACGGAGTTGATTTCTTCACGGATGTAGCTATGACACAGCCTGCTGTAATTCCTGCAGGTAAGGTGCCTGAAGCAACAGGTGAAACAAATCAGTACAGCTACGTAGCTGACCCTACATCAACAGAATTCATTGAGAAGTTGAATGAGGCATATGCCCTGTTGAAAGCTTATGCATACCACAAAACAGTATGTGCTGCTCCAACACTTCCTCTCGATGCGGCATCATTTGCAGTAGCTGCTGACGTAGCAGTAGAGCTTGCAAAGCTTTGTGCTAACGACAAAGGACTTTTGTCATCAGCTCCTTACTATCCGTTTACTACATCTACACCTGAAACATTGGATTCAGATGTACTGTACGCAGCAATTAAGAATGCTGACACAGATGCATTCTTCTCAGCACACCAGGATGTGACCCGTAATGGTGCTTTATATTCTCTCGGCCTCGCAATGAGTACATTGAACGGCTCAGGAACAAGCATCGGTAACTCAATGGATATGATTAAGTCAACCATGATTACCCCTTCAGGTGCGGAAGGTACAAACCTTCCAAAGACAGTGCGTGATATGTTGTTTACCAACCATATCCAGACATTCAAACCTGTTGGAAATAACTCAGGCAGTGTAGCTGCTAAGGGAGCAGAGACAGTTAAGGGAGATACTGTTCAGGCAACTTGGATTCTTTCATATATTACATATATGACAAAAATCCGCATTGCAGAACAGATTACTACTCCAAACTTCTTGAAGAATGAATCTAACTACGCCGGACTATTGTCACTCCTCCGTAGTACAATCCTCTTGTTTGGAGATTCAGGTTCACAGCGTTTGAAGAAGGTAATGTTTACAGCACCGGCATTCGAAGAATTGCCAAAGGCTGCTAAAGACGTTATTGTTATTCCGGATGCTTGGAAGGCAACATATGTCGACCAGGTTCGTGAAGTACAGATCACAGGTACTTTGTACATAGGAGAATAAAATGGGACAGCCGATAATTCGTGGTATTCAGGCCGTTGGAGCCGTAGACATCAAATATCAGTACAATGGTAACGGTCACAAACTTAAGGCTCCTAGCAACATCATGCAGTTGAATGGACAGGAGATTCCTGATATCGATACTACAATGCCTGTAGATGTATCAGGATTCCGTCTTGATGGTGAATTCTTAAGAGCAGTACAGCAGATTGCATCTTCTATACAGGTACCAATCCTCGGTGGTGGCGCCGTTGCTCTTACAAACAACAACCGTTCAGGTACCTTGAACATCAACTGTACTAAGGTATCTACGCCTGCTCCTAACGATGAAGGAGCTAATCCAGCCGGCGCTATGTATCGTCCTGCAGGAGCTGCCATTGGTCCAAACGCAGATCGCGTATTTGACCTCGTGTTCCTTGCACAGATACAGCAGGCTCAGGTAGGTGGAGATTCAGAAGGTGCAACAATTCAGGTTATCTTCAAGTTCTGTGGTCTTTACACAGTTATTGAATTCCAGGGTTGTACAATCGCATCTGTAGACCCAGTAGGTCTCGCAGGTAATGATGCACCTAACTACAATGTATCAATTAACTACCTTAACTGGACAGTTAATTTCTCTGCTGATAACGCAACAGCTGTTACAGCATAAATTCCAAGACCATTAAAGGAGGCAGAAAATGGAATTTGGTTCAAAAGAGTATAATGGTATACTCAAAGCGTTTACGAAAGGCCAGGACTGGCTTAATGATGTAGTAATCGATATAGAGGACGGGGGTAATGAACTTCCACCTCTTGTATTACTCCGAGCTTATGAAGAAGAGCCAACTATTGATAATACGTTGTCTCTTGCTTCACAGATGGTAATGAATAAGCACCTTAAGTTCACACGTAAGGGTGAAATAGTGCTTGAATTTACTTACAACGGTGGAGACCTTGGAGAGAAGTTCTCTAAGGTACCATACCTGTTGAATCTTCTGCTGAAGCTGTGTTACGGGTTAATGGTAAAAAAATTGACGCCGCCTTCAGAAGACTCAGGGAACGAAGACATGCGGTCGGAAGCGTAGATACGGCTGAGTCGCCGGAAGCAGAGGCACGCCGCATTGAACAAGAACTTCAAGCGGC